TTCAAGAAATCCTGGCGTAGTATTCGTACACGATAATTCAGCTTCAGAAAGTGGCTTTTCTTTTAAATTTACCAGATAGTGCAATATCTTTTTATGTGATATACCTACATAATCGGCTATGTCATAAACTGACATATTCTTATTTATCCACATATCTAAGACCCTCCTTTGTATGTCCTTGTTCATAAATCTACCGTATTAGCTTCTAATGGCATTGCACGACCCTCAAAAGATGTAAATTGAAAAGAATCCTTTTGGTAGTAAAGACCAAGATTAAAGTCAGTACCATCTTGCCTATTCTTTACACAGCGCAAGAAAACATCAGGCTGGTCAATCAAATCCTGATCAAAAGGGTGATCATTATCACGTAGCTGTATTTGTGACTCTTTAGCCTTATTACGATGAACGATAAAGACCTTATCGGCCAAGTCGCTTATCTCTCCCGCACCACGTATACTAAATTTATTACCAGCTTCAGTTTCGTCTGAGCCTTTCCTCATGTGACATACTAAATGAATGTGAAGATTGTGCATTTTTGCCGCAGCTCTTAACTGATTAACAAACTCAGCCTGCTGGCCATAATCTTCTCGCCCTACACCGCACATGGTCAGACTATCAATAACAAGGTGGTCTATGTCCAGTTCAGAGCCAGCGTAATGTACTAAACCTAATATTCGCTCTTGTGGCACTTTATCGAGACAATCATAGATATAGCCATTCTCTGAACTTCTATCAAGCCATTCTAATGCAAACTCCTTTGATGGCTTACAGCCTGCTGCCTGGCTACTCATCCATAACAATGTCTCCTCAGGCTTCATCTCCATGCTTGCAATCAGAACGCGCCTACCTCTAGCTAATAACCAAGTCATCACGCAAGATAACAAGGCTGTCTTTCCATGACCATTGATACCTGACCAAATACTAAGCTGTGCTTGACCTAGCCTTACAGCGTTATGTGTCTTGAACCAGGGAA